AGACATCTAATCATCAATATCCGGACGGAACTAATTTTAAATCCTTAGTAGATATGGACGGAATTGTACAAACAATGGTCGGGCCCAAAACTGCGGTTTACAATGATACATTAATACAAACAAGGGCATTATTTAGTAACGAAGAAGTGAAAGAGACATATTATATACATAATATTGGTCTATATGCCATGGATGGAAGTGAAGAGGTCTTATTTAGCATATCCTCTGCCACGACACCGGATGAAATGCCAAAATATGATGGTGTGGCACCAACAACCTGTATTTATAATATCCAAAACACGATATCGGAAACAAGCTCCGTATCATTGACTATTAATCCGGCAGGATATGCGTCAATTGCGGATATAATGGAATTGGATGAAAAAAAGGTTGATAAAACAGGTGATATTTCCGAAACAACAATAAACACATTAGATGAACCGGCCACGGATGTTCAGTTTCCGGTTCCGGTAGCCGGCGAAAGTACAAAGACATTTCTGGGTAAGGTTAAGAAATTCTTTGAGGACACAAAGAATTGGATGACCGGCGTCTGCTTGATTGGACAGATAGTGAATAACTGTGTGACCAACAATGCTAAATTGCCGCTGTCGGCTGCTCAGGGCAAGGTATTGATGGACCTTTATACTGTGCTCAATACCAATTTA